TCAGCAGGGTAAGTCATTGCTCTTGGTTAATCTGTTATTATACTATGGAATAAATGTCAAAGGCAGTAAGATCGGTGTGATTGCACCTATATACTCTCAAGCCAGAAAACTAATGGAGGATCTCTATGAGGCGATCAAAGACTCAGGCATTGTCGAGGCTACAAACTTTTCAAACCATGAGATTAAATTAAAGACTGGTAGTAAAATCTATTTTAGATCCTCAGAGAGAGAAGACGGACTTAGAGGTTATACTTTTGATTACTTATTTTTAGACGAAGCGGCGTATCAAACTGAAGATGCATGGAAGCGTGCGATCCAACCAACGGCCCTAGTCCACGGTAAAAAATGTGTGCTATTTTCGACTCCGCGTGGAAAAGATTGGTTTCATGATATGTTTCAAATGGGTAAAGACCCAAACTACCCTACTCATGGTTCAGTCCGCATGGAACAATACGATAATCCTTATATCAACCGAGAGGAAGTAGAGGCTGCGAAGCGTGCACTACCTGACGCAATCTTTAGAGCAGAATATTTAGGCGAATTTCTTGAAGGTGAATCACAAGTATTCCAAAACTTTAATGCTAACGCATTTGAAATGTATCCAAGACCTCAAGGTAAATGTTACATTGGAGTTGATCTTGCACAAACTGGTGACTACACTGTTGCAGTGGTTATGGATGCCACTGGTGCGGTCGTAGAGATTTACCGAGATAACCACAAAGAGTGGGACGATATGTCGACCAAGATCATCCAGTTAGCCCAGAGGTATAACGCTACACTCATGGTAGAAACAAATAGTATGGGTTCTGTAGTACTTGAAGGAATTCGTAAAAGATATCAAGATGCACATGGGTTTAACACCTCTAATCAATCAAAGAGGGACATAGTAGAATCTCTTATCTTAGGTTTCAATGATGGTTCAGTTAAGATACCCTCAGCGGAACTCTATCCAGAATTACACAGAGAACTCGAAGTATTTGAGATGTCCTATAATCCACAGACCAGATCTGTTAAGTATGCAGCGCGTCCACCCTTTCATGATGATATAGTAATTGCACTGTGTATCGCTAACTGGAACAGACTGCAGAATAAAACCTATGGGCAATATGTAGTCCAAGGGAAGAGATAATTCAACACACAATTAATTTATATTTAATAATATGGTGAAACTGACTATACAAGGTAAAGCATACGAAATGCCAAAGAGACTGTCTATAGAACAATGGAGAGCCTTACTGAAATTTGACTACCATTCTGTTGAGGATTGGCCTAAGATAATGGCACTCATCCTCGAAGAAGAAGTAGAAGTGTTTAAGAAGGCAACTGTTGAGTCACTAACACTTGCTATCTCGTTTGTCATAGCCCTAATGAATCAGAGAACCGAATCAAAGGTTAGAGACTTTAACACCATTTTATTTGGTGAGTTTGTTGACTTAGACATTTATGTAGTACAAGGTATCGAGAAACACATAGAGGATATGTTAGCAATCTTAAGTCCTGATCTTTATTGGTCAGATGAAGCACTATGGGTATTGGATCAGTATCAACAATTTAGAATACATACATATAGACAGTATAGTGGACTATTCGGTCTTAACGAACCTAGAGATGATGACGAAGACTTAGAGGAAATAGACACTAAGAAAATAGCCAAAGGATGGTATCGCGTGATCGTAGATCTAGCAGAGAATGATGTCCTAAGAATAGATGATATAACAGAACAACCTCTAAAGAAAATACTTAACTTCATGGCACTCAAGAAAGAGAAACAGATGGAGGAGAACTTTAAACAATTACAACAAAAGAGACAACATGACTTATCAAGAAATCGTAAATAGAATACAAACAATTGTCAACAACCACTATCAATTGGCTGACTTTGGTTATGGAGATCTTAGTGATCTTAAGACTCGTTTCGAGAATACTAGTGGTGACTCAGCGGTACAAGCAGATTATCCATACTTATTCTTGAATCCAGCAACACACACAAGAAACTTAACCACCATGACATACAACTTTAATATGTTGGTAATGGATATGGCAAGAGGTGAAGTGGCTGATCAACCCTATAATAATATACTCGCTATCCAATCACAGTGTCAACAAATGATTGATGATGTGATAGCAGATCTATATTATGGATTCACAGATCAACCAGAAGTTATGAGGACTAATATGTCTTACACTCCATTTAATGAGAGATTTCAGGATGATGTTGCAGGTATGACAGCTTCCTTAAGTATCGAAGTTCCAACTGGACTTAATCTCTGTGTTGCACCTATCGATAAGAGAGAACTACTAATAACTAGAAGAGCAAACGAAATACACACACTAGACTTTGATGGTTACCCTGATGGTCAAGATAACTTCTATAACTTTAAAGAGTACTCTTATGATGGTATAACTTGGGTTGACAGCAATAACTTTGATCCTCAATATGGATTAGGTTATCGTAGTTTTATGCCAGTGACTACTCAGAGATACAAGTTAGAGTTTGACATCGACACTAAATGGTTAGAACCAGAAGATGGTAGCGGCCAATTAAAATACGGTATTATGGTTACAAGAGTTGGTGTACCAACACCAGATGCGGAATGGTTAATTGATATACCTTGGGTTAGCGATGGAACTATAGTTAATCTATCACACTCATTTAATTTAGATTTAACAGCTGGAGAAGAATACTACTTTTATGTAGCTCAAGGATATGCAGCAATACCAACAGCAGATGTTATAGGTTATCAAGAGATACCATCTACTGTTAAAATATACGGAATACAATAATGACTGTAGACCAAATGATAGGACGACTAGATCAATTCGGACAACGTGCTACGGATCTGTCAGACATCTTAACACAAATAGGTAGTGAGATAACTACACAAATTAAAAACAACCTTAGAACAGGCCCAGATGCTACTAATGCGTTACGTAATTCTATATCATTTAGTGTAACTACTAACTCTCTTGCACTAGAGATGTTAAACTACGGTGTGTTTCAAAACTACGGTGTAGATGGAACTAAAGAATCACCAGCAAAGGGTGTAGAAAAAGGAGTATTCGGTCTACCCGCCGGTGTAAGATTCAAATTCAAATCAAAAACAATAGGTGGTTCACTACCATTTCCAGTAAGAAGATCAATCGCAGAGAGAGGTCTTAAACCCAAATCATTTTTTAGCATAGCCGAAATCAAAGACGAGGTTATACTAAGATTAGAAGAAGAACTAACACAAGCATTTTAATTATGGCAATTATAACAAACATTCAAATCACACAGACACCTCAAATAACATTCGATGAGGCATACGGTCCCCTTCCAGTTACAATAGAAGGTATACCATATGATGATACAACAGGGATAATCCAGGCTGAAAAGTATGTACTTCAAATTTGGAGAAACGGTCAAATGATCGCAGACCTTAGACAATCACCTAATGCCTCCGCGGCCGCTATCTTTGATATCCAAAACACAATACAGAACTTTGTGTCACCGTCACCTAATAATGTAGAGGAGATAGGTTTTATAGGAGTAGAGTTAATGAACTCTGCGAAAGAGAGTACACCATATGAATTAAGAGCTTCTTATGAACAGGGTGGTCAAGTACCAGCCTATCCAGGTACAACCGGTCAATGGGCAACCTCTAATACATTATTAGCATTCGGGGGAACTAAAGAGTATTACGAAGTACCCTTTAACGCTACAGCATACATTCCACAGTTAACTCAAACAGGTATTTGTACAGGTGTTCTCAAACCAGCAAAACCATTTACTGATTTAACCTCATATAGATTAGGTGGTGCGATTACAGATGGTAAACCAAGTTGGTTAACTTCTAACATAAGAGTCTATGATCACTATGTGACTAGAGACGATATGACTACTATTAGTTATTACCAAATGGTGAGTGGACCTAATCCACCAGCATTAGCGGCCTCTGTAGATGCCATTATGTATTGGCAATTTGATGCGAATGGTCAACCCATAAATTCAGGTGGTATACCTGATTTAGTTTATAATGTACAAGCAAATGGGGGTGGACCTAATACAACCCCAGGACAGGGTGCGGGGCCGATCTATCCATACCGTGCTGTTACTGCTGCTACTGGTCCTAGAAACTTCCAGGATCTCAGTGGACTCTGTACACACTATTATGTGTCTACTTCTGCTTATACTGATTCTGCATGTCCTACTCTAGTTTCCGGTTTAACTAATGAGTCAATGCACTATGTACACAGATTTAATATCATAGAAACAAATTGTTCTGATTTCCCGGATTACCAGTTCTCTTGGTTAAACTCATATGGATTTAGAGACTACTACTCTTTTAGAAAGAGACATGATAGATCTGTGAGTATTAATAGGAATGAATTCCTTCGCGAGGCCGCTAACTATAATAGTACTAATTACTCAGTAAATAGATTCGATAGAGGTCAAACAGTTTACTCACAAACACTCCAACAAGACTACGTCGCTTTCACTGATTATCTTTCAGATGAGGATGCTAAATACCTAGAAGGGCTATTTACTTCCGCTGATGTTAAAGTACGTTTTGGTGACGCTGCAGGGAATGCTAAATACGAATGGACACCTGTAGTTATTACAAGTACAAACTGGAAAGAGAAGACAATTAGAACTGATAGACTATTCCAATACGATATTCGTTTTAAACAAGCACACAATCTAAAATCACAAAGAGGTTAATATGATACAACTCAAAGTTTATAGTTCACCAGACATCACCGTATACAGTCCTGAGTCACAATGGGGTGACAGTACTAATCAATTATTTTTAGATCTATATGATACAGAGCCAATCAAGTTGACTCTATCAATTGAGGATCTAACAAACGCTGATGCAACTTCTACTTACTCTAAAACTTTCAAAGTTCCAGGAACCAGGAAGAATGCTGAGTTCTTCAAGAATTCATTTGATGTAGACGGGATTATGTATGATGTTACTATAAAGAAACCTGCTGAGATCCTAGTTGACGGTACTCAGTTTAAACAGGGTCATATCAGATTACAGAAAGTATACTTAAATATCAAAGAGGATCGTTATGATTACGAACTCCTTTTCTTAGGTGAGACCAGAGACTTCTCCAGTATTATTGGTGATAAAGGTCTTTGTGATTTAATTATGAATGATATTAATGGTGGTGATATAGCCGGCTCCTTTTTGAGTACTGATGATGTTATTCAATCTTGGCAAGCCTACCCAGAAAACACATCCCTAACTTCTGGTTTACATGATGGTAATATTATCTATCCACTTATTGATCATGGTAATAATTATGATGATACTGGTACTATTGAAGAATCTCGTGTTGCTATAGGTACCGGAAGTACTAACACGCCTAACTTTACTGAAGGTAGTGGTGGTAATAATAGTAACCCTAGAAAAACTATTGCACTAGAACGTATGAAACCTATGATCAGGGCTAAAAGGATCATAGATCAAATCTTTGAAGACGCTGGATACACCTATGATTCTGAATTTTTTGAGAGTACTCTATTCCATCAGATTTATATTAGTGCATTTGGTAATACAGCAACTGTAGAACTAACTACTGATGCTAGTGGTGGTAGCGAGAATACTGCGTATGGTGACAATCAAACCCTAACACAACATACATATGATAGATTACAATGGCAAAATAACTGGGTTGATCCAGGTAATAATTTATCAAATCCTCCTTCATCACCTTATGGTACTGTTTATAATGCTCCGGGAGCGGGTACGTATGATATCTCAGCACGTTGTTTTTATGTAGGTTCTGAAGAAAATAGTGATGGTTCGCGTTATTATATCAGAGCAACACTACAAATCTATAATTATAGTACTAGTACAGTTTTAGCACAATCTGTTTTAGCTGGTGGTACTTCTTCCGGTGCTACTCTATTTGCTAGCGGTACTGGTTTATCAATAGGCACTGGAGATAAAATAGGTATTCAAGTTATACCAGAAAACTCAACTTATCAAGATCTAGTTAACAATGTGGTATTTGAAGTTACTTCAGCACCAGGTCGTTACAGTGTTACTAGTGGTTTAGATTGTCAATATAAACAAATTGATTTTGTTAAAGATATTCTAACATCATTTCGTTTAGTACTTTCACCAGACGCTAATGACCCAAAGAATTTCATTATCGAACCTTGGCAAACCTATATCAATAGTGGTAATTTATATGATTGGTCTGATAAACTAGTAGAGAATAAAGATATTCAAATAGAACCAGTTTTCTTTAGTCAATCAGATGAAATAAATTTTAAATTCCAAGAAGGTGGTGATTACACTAACATTTATCACCAACAATCTTTTAAAGAAATATATGGTCAATTAGATTTTAAAAGTGGTAATGATTTACTAAAAGGAACTAGAGAAGTCAAACTACTTGGTATAGCGCCAACTGAATTAGTAAATATCCAGGGTGCTTCAGCTAATGACTTTGTACCTATTCCACAATTACACACACATTCTAGTGAGGATACGGGTTTACAACACCTACCAATTAAACCAAAAACCAGAATATTATTCTATAATGGTCTACAACCATTTACTGTACCGGGTAACCCACACGATGGCTGGTATTTACAGAATGACCCTAATAAAAAAATCATATACCCTCTAGTTTCTCCGTATGAGAATTGGCCGATTACTACAACAAGTTTAAATCTTAATTTCTCTAATGATATTCAGTATTGGGGAACTAGAACTGGTTATAATGATACCGGAGTTACTCTATATGAAAACTACTGGTCTCGCTACATCGCTTCTCTCTATAATAAATATAGTAGAAGAGTAACAGCGAATTTTGTTTTAAATAACATCGATCTAAATGAGTTTACTTTTGATGATACTATATTTATTAATGGTACGTATTACAGACCTGAAAAGATTATAGATGTTCAAGTAGGAGCATACACAGAGGTGTTAGTACAATTGTTAACTGCGAATGATTATGTACCTACTTTAAATTTATTACAAGAATTAATAGTGAACTCAGTTACTACATTCCCAGCGGGTTGCTTTGGATCAACAGGTTATATTGTAGTAGATACTCAAGGTACACCTGGTTTTACATGGGCACTTTCAAACGGACAAACAGGAGCAGCACTACAGGGTGCGTCACCTGGTAATGCGCCATATGTATTTACAATACTTAATGTTGCACCAGGTACCTACACTTTAACTATTACAGATAGTTTAGGTAGAACTAAAGATCAACAAGTTACTATTGGTCAAACTATTACTAATCCCCCAACTGCTACTACACTTATCTCAACCCCAACTAATTGTACTTCCCCATGTAATGGTAGTGTTGCTGTTAACCCGACCGGAGGTAGTGGTGGACCTTACACTGTAACTTGGAGTGATGGAGTAGTTCAAACTTCAGCGCCATATTTAAGAACTGATATGTGTCCTGGTCAATATGATTTCTACGTAACAGATTCTTCTGGCTGTTCATCAGTTAGTTATTTAGTTCAACTAGAATGTGATTCAGAGTATCCAGTTTATACTTTTGCACGTCACCTTAATTCTTGTACACAATTATCAACTGATTTCAGATATGTTAGTTTACAAAATGAACCTGATTTAAACACTACATGGAAATTAGAAGATTTATTAGGTAGCCCAGTTGAAGGTTGTTGGATTTATATAGGTACGACGGGTGCAAATCCGGATTCTGTATTAGTACAATCATTTGAAACTTGTGAAAGTTGTGAAGGTATTCAAAGTGGTAATAATTACGAGATGACTAATTGTGATCCAGAAGCGAGAGAACAAACTACTATTGTTGACTTTGGTATAATAAACCCAGGTGGAACTTCTGTTTGGGAATTAAATGGAACTCAGGGTTGTTGGCAAGTAACAGCAGCTACTCTCCTTCCAGCTGGTCCTTATACACCTGCAGTTTCATATGATAACTGTGTTACTTGTAGTAGTGGACCGACTGTAACTACTTATATAATTGACGATTGTATATCAGGGTTACCTTATACGGTACCTAGAGGTAACAGTAACTTTAATATTGGAGATATAATTCAATGGACTCAGATTGGTGGTGGTGCAGTTTACTGTGGAACTATTGATCAATTAAGTACTGGAACACCTGATGCAGAGTTATTTAATGATAACACCACATTTCCAGGTTGTGATGATGAAGTGCACTGTCTCCAGTAATTCAACAAAGTAATAATTTATATTTATAAACATGGCAGAAGAAGTTAAAATAATATTTGAGATTGAAGGCATACAACAGAGTGTGTCTTCAGTCGAAGAATTACAGGCAGCACTAAAAGGTGTTGATAAACAGGCTAAAAAGACTGAAGCAGGCGTTGAAGGCGTTGCTGATGCTGCCAAAGATATGGGTAAATCAGCTGAGGAGGCTGGTAAAGCCTCTGAAGGAGCGCTAAAAGTAGTCGATGAAGCTACTGGTGGACTAGGTACTAAGGTCAAAGAAGTCGGTGGTGGATTAGTGAGTATGGGTAAAGCCGCAGTGAAAAGTTTTAAGTCTGCTGTGATGGGTGCAAATTCCATGAAAAAAGCTCTTATTGCTACTGGTATTGGCGCTGTTGTAGTAGCCCTAGGCTTAATTGTAGCCTATTGGGATGACATCGTTGGTGCTATCTCAGGTGTTTCATCAGAACAAAAACAATTATTAGCAGATACTCAAGCTACTGCCGCTGCCGCACAGGATCAATTAGATGCGACAAGTGCCAGTGAGAATAGTCTTAAGTTACAAGGTAAGTCAGAAAGAGAGATTAGAGACCTAAAAATCCAACAAACTGATGAGATTATTACTGCTACTGAACAAGTCTTACTACAACAAAAAGAACAGTCAAAAGCCCAAGAGGAGGCGATGCAAAGAAACAAAGACATTGCACAGACTGTTATTAGATTGTTGATGTTACCTCTTACAATGATCTTAGCGACTGTAGATGCTATGACTGCTGCAATTAGTAAAATACCTGGTATTGATATTGCAACTAATCTTGAAGAAGGTTTTAGTGGTGGTTTAGCAAATATGTTATTTGATCCTGAAGAGACTGCAGCAGCGGGAGCAGCGACAGTAGCGGAAACAGAAACACAATTAGCCGCTCTTAAAAATAAGAGAGATGGTTTTAAATTACAAAACCAAGCTGAAGATACTAAAGCAAGAGAAGATAAATTAGCCGCAGACAAAAAGGCAGCGGATGACTTATTAGAATATGAGAAACAAAAAGCACAAGAGTTAGCAGATCTTAAGAAGGCTATTCGTGACGCTGAAGCAAACACAGAAGCTGAACAAAGAGCAAAAGCACTTGAAGACCTAGATCTATACTATGAAGAATTAATTCTTAAAGCCACTGAACAAGGTATACTAACAGATGAGTTAGAAGCAAGTCGATTAGAATCGATGAATGCTCTTAAACAAAAGTATGCTGATGAAGATCAAGCCAGAATCGATGCTGGTATAGAAGCTAAAAAAGCAGCGGATAAATTAGATGAGGATTTAGCAAAAGCGGTAGGTGATAGTAAACAACAGATTGCACAAGAAGGTTTAGATACAATTATAGGAATTGCGGGTGAACAAAGTGCGGTAGGTAAAGCTGCTGCGGTCGCTTCTGCTACTATGAATACCTATCAAGCAGCGACTAATGCGTTAGCAAATACACCTGCACCACCACCATTTCCACAAATAGCAGCAGGTATTGCAATTGTTTCTGGTTTAATGAATGTTAAAAAGATATTAAGTACTAAAACACCTGCTGGTGGAGGTGGAGGAGGAGGTGCTACACCAACTGCACCTGCCATGCCAAGTGGACCTGTATTTGATCCCAATGCTGCACTGAGCGCTGCCTCTGCGAACCAAACAGGTGGAGGTGATATTACACTAGGAGATCAACAAGGTTCGACTGGGGCTACCATAGTGAAAGCATACGTTGTTAGTAGTGACATGTCATCACAACAAGAGAAAGATAAAAAAATAAATGATCTAGCGAGATTATAATAAATTAGATAAATACATTATGAGTCAAATTAACAAAATAGTAGAACTTCAAATAGAAGTAGACGGTTACGAAGAAGAGTTCGAAGACGTTGGAATTGAAATCATGTCACTTGTGGAAGAGCCGGCTATTGGTGTCTATTGGGCTGCATTTGCCGCTCAACATCTTTTTGTAGATGCAATTGCAGGAGAATCTGAATCAGATTACCTAGGTCGTTGTATTCCTAAATTATTAGGAGAAGGTTATGATGAAGATCAAGCTGCTGCTATTTGTTACGCTGGTTTTGATGGTATAAACACAGATGCCTTACCTACTTATGTAGACGAAACAGGTGATCTTAAAAAGCGGGAAGACGTCTATCTAAATGCTATTTTAGAGATGGCATCCCAGAAGGGTTTTGGTGAAGTCTTAGACATCGAAGCAACCACCTTTGTAAACCTAAAGAAATCTAATTTCGAGACGATAGGTGACTACCTAAGAGCCATAGACGCAGTAGATACACTAACTCAGATCTCTGATAGCGCTGCACAACAAGTACCTGAACCAAGTTACAGATATACTGGTCCATTACAAGCAAATTCCAGAGACTTTTGTAGAGCGATGATTGCGCTTGGTAAGATTTATACTAAAACCGAAATTGATGCAATGTCTAGAATTCCTTTCCAACCAGGAATGGGACCAGGTGGAACTAACACCTATGATATTTTCAAATACAAAGGAGGCGTCGCGTGCCAACATTACTGGGAACAATTAAGAGTATTCAGAGGAGCTGGTGGTAGAAATGTAGTTATTTCTGAAGGACCAGCTGCTGGAGATGCTGGTGAAATCGCAAGCTCAAGTAATAATGAATGGAGAATGTCTTCTCTTAAAAAAGAATGGGCATTTGCAGAAGATGATGACAAGAGAGTTATTACTGGACCTGCGATGAAAGCCTTTCAATTAATTCCAAGAAGAGATGAAGCAGGTAATCTATTTCATGTATACTTCACTGAAGAGACTATTAAAAAATTATCTGAGAAGTTCTTAAAAGAACACAAACAACATATGACTGATATTGATCACTCAATGGAAGCCACAGAAGAAAACAATCTAATTGAATCCTGGATTGTTGAAGATCCTACCAATGATAAAGCAAATGCTTTAGGTTTTAATCCAACTAAAGGTGATTGGTATGTTTCATATAAAATTAATAACGAAGAGACTTGGAATAAAATAAAATCCGGAAAGTTGAATGGATTCTCAATTTGCGGACAGTTCCTTGAAAGAAACACAAAATAATATGAACGAAACAAAAGACACAGTAGCTAATGCAATAACTGTAATGGGTACTGGCAGTGTGGTAATGGGTTGGAATGAAGCACTAACTTTTTTACTCTTAATAACAGGTATTGCATTCAATATCGTAAGAATTATTGAAATCAAGAAGAGAAAAAGTAAAGAAAAGTAAAAAAGTTAAAAATTATACTATATTCCTAAGATCCCCATATATTACTGTCTCTATATAATAGTAGAAGACAGCATTATTGGGCCTTCTTTAAAAGCTAACCAACTTTTTAATTTTTTTACTTTTAAAAAAGTTTTGTCAGTATTGACACTTCTTATATTTAATAATATCAGGCACTAAGTCTGATGAAACTAAACAAACAAATACGAAAACATTATGAACGTAAACCAAGCATTAAAAAGGCTTAAGATCATGTTGAGTTCTCAGTATTCTTTTGCAGAAGCTACATTAGTTGATGGAACTGAAGTTTATACCGAAGGTGAATTACAAGACGGAGCAATTCTTTTTGTAAGAGCTGGAGAAGGTGCTTCAGAAGATCCATTCGCGCCTGCAGGGATGCATGAAACTACAGATGGTAAACTTATCACTGTGGGTGAAAACGGAGAAATCTCTAAGATCGAAGACAAGCCAGAAGAAGCGTTAGAAGACGAAGTTAAAGTTGAAGAAGCAATGGAAGAAGTAGAGGTAGAAGTACCTGTTGCTGAAGAAGTTGTTGCTCCTGCTGAAGATCTATTAGCTGGTATCGCTGAACTTATCGCTCCTTTCACTGAGGAAATTGTTGCACTTCAAGAAGAAGTTGTTGCATTAAAGAAAAGATTCGAGGCAATGGCTGCTGAACCAGCTGCTCCTAGAGTTAAAAACACCTTTGCTTCTATCGTAGAAGACAAAAGAACACAAACAAACATGAGATTAGAGCAATTAGCAGCAATGCGCAAAGCTAAATAATCAATTAATTAAACAAAAACAAAACAAACAATTAACAATTATGGCAACATCATTTAACATTGCTGCTCTTACCGCATACACCGACGAATTGTCGATGGATTTAATGGCTAAAGCAGTATTAAACACGGACTTGTTATCATACACAGACTTAAGAACTGGTATGACTTCAGGTACTTTTACAATTAACCTTGTAGATTCAGAATTACCTGTTTCTGCATTATCTTGTGGTGGATACCCTGGAGACGGACAAGTAGTTTACACTCAAGTTCCTGTAACTATCGATTCATTACAATCTAAAACTACACTTTGTCCTGAAGATTTACGTTCAGTTTACCAAAGTGCATTTATGTCAGCAGGTACTGGCAATGATTTTATTCCTTTTGAAGAAGTAATTTCTGAGTCTTACTCTGCTAAATTAACTAAAGCTACTGAAGATTATTTAATCAACGGTTTCGGTGCTACTTTAGGTCTTAAAGGTCAAATCACTGGTGCTAACGGAGCTAATGTTCCTGCTGGTGCTGCTGCCTGGACGGTACAAAATGCCGTAGAACAAGCTTTAGACTTATACGACGCAATCGACGAGTCAGTTATCAACAGAGACGACATTATCATGGTTTGTTCTCCTGCTAACTACAGAACTTTAGTAAGAGCCCTAGTTGCTCAAAATCTTTTTAACTATAAAGGTGTTGAAGGTAACGAAGTTATGATGCTTCCTGGAACTAACGCAAAAATCGTTATGTCTTCAGGTTTAGTTAATAGTAATAACGTATTTGCTGGACCAGCTAAATTCATCGTAGCCGCTACAGGTTTACAAGATGAGCTAGACAGCTTCCGCTTCCAATATTCAGTTTCCGCAGACGCAGTTCTTTTCAAGGCAGCTTGGAGAATCGGTGTAGGTGTATCTCAAGTAAACGTTTTCGCTACTAACGATTTAGCGTAATCTTTTATAAATTAAATTAGACTGGGAACTTCGGTTCCCAGTTTTTAACAAACTAAACAAAACAAACAAGAAAAATTATGGCATGTTCAAACCTTACCGCCGGATTTACTTTAGATTGTAACGACGCTCAAGGCGGAATAGAAAAACTATTCATCGCTAACGGTCCCGTTGAATCTATCACAGAATCTACTGGCGTAATCACAGCTATCACCGTAGGTGGAAGCGCATTGGTTCCTGCTGATTTCTTCGTTTTCGAGACACCAAGACAAACTTCTTCATTAACTGAAACTATCACTCCTTCACAAGAGAATGGTACAGTTACATATGATCAACAATTAACAATGATATTTAACAAGATGTCAGCAACTAAGAGAAACCAAATTCTTCTTATGGCAGAAGCTACCAATATGGTGGTTGTAGCTAAAGATAATGATGGTAAATACTGGTCTGTTGGTATCGAGCGTGGAGCCTATATGACTTCAGGTTCTGCTGTTTCTGGAGTCGCGTACGCGGACAGAAATGGGTATGAGATTATCGTTGGTGGGATGGAAAAATCTCCAATGTTCGAAGTAACGTCTACAATCGTAGAAGCGTAAAAATTAGTATAACTAAATAAATTAAAGGGTAGCAGAAATGTTACCCTTTTTTTATATAAGTCTTATTGGAGATTTATAATCTATTCCAGATCTTATTGTTTTTGTCATAGGGAATCTTTGTTCTTTAAGATATAACTGACCTAAATGTTGTGCATAATGGAATGTTTGATTGCCTATTCTGATTTTATCTCTATAACAAGCATATCTAATAGTCTTCACTGAATCTCTTTTAGGATCATATAAGTCATTTGTAATATTAAATTTAACATCACAGAATATCTGCTCTTCAAATCCTATTCTAACAACCTCCTGGAGCAACTGGTTTATCTTCTGAGGGGTTACTGGTCCTGTTATAGTTAAATCTATATCATGAGTATCGACGTCACTCAGGATGCTCCCATGTATCCACAACTGATACCCTTTCCAGTCTATTTCTTGTTTAATTCTTAGGATTACATGTTCAACTGAACTTAATCCATTGATAGTATGCCATTCCGCATTGCTATAACTACCATATGTGATTGCTTCTTGTTTCATACTTTATTTATCTAAATTACAACTCGAGCAACTTTTATATTTAACTATGAAGAACAATACATTTAAACATGACAATCTACGTATTAGAAAACGATTTACAAGTGGAGATAGCTTTTAATCAAGCTAATCTAGTAGCTGATGATTATACTTTTACAGTAACATCTCAATATTCTCACCAGTCAACTATAACATACCCGGCTCAATTGCTATACAGTAATAGCAGGTACAGTATGTTTGAAGTTACATTCCCAGTTGGGTTTGGAGATGCGCACAAAAATGGAGTTTACTACTATGAATTAAGCAGTATATCTAATGGTTCTATTGAAAAGGGTTTAGCTAAAATAATTACTAATCCTGGTGGCGAGATACATACCTTAGCATACGACTCTGGTTTAGTAACAGAAGAAAGAGTATCAGAAGTCTACTTTAGACCTAATTATACATAATATAAAACATGAAAGACAACAAAGAAAACTTATACTCGGTAGTTGGTAGTAATTTTAATGTTCCGGCTTTGCCAGTTATTAAAGAAATTACTAATAAAGATTGGGTTTATTATGGTGAAGAGAATCTCTTCCCTGAAAGATTAATAAAACTTTACGATTCTTCAGCGATGCATGCAACATGTATTAACGCTATTAAAGATGGTATCTTCGGAGAAGGTGTTAAACTAATAGGTGATGAATATATCAATACAAAAGGTGAAACTATTGATGATATTTTTGAAAAGATAGTCTTAGATTACACACTTTACAACGCATACTCATTAAATGTAGTATGGAATAAAGAAGGAAACGCTATTGCAGAAGTATACCACTTGCCATTTAACAACGTTAGATCAGGTAAAATGGATGAAGATGATCAAATTATAGAATATTTCTACTCTTCAAGATGGGATAATCTTAGAAAATACCCAGCACAGGCTTATCGTGCGTTTGATGCAACTGATAACAAAGGGGATAATGCATCTCAAATCTTTTACTATTACAACTACACGCCGGGTAATGACTTTTATCCACTACCTGCTTATGTTGCGGGCTTAAATGATGTCGAGCTGGATTCTAAAGTATCACGTTTTCATGTAAATAATATTTCTAACGGACTTGCGCCATCCCTTTTTATCTCATTCAAAAACGGTATTCCAACTCCAGAACAGCGAAGAGATGTGTACTCCGAGATTGAATCTACTTTTAGTGGTGAAGAGAACGCAGGTCGTTTCTTCTTGTCCTTCTCTGACGCGGATACAGCACCTGAGGTAACGCCAATTACAGCAGCCAACGATTCATACTACTTAACATTAGAAGAGCGCATAACATCACGAATCCTAACAGCACACCGAATTACATCACCAGCTCTTTTAGGTATTAAAGAATCAACTGGATTTAGTTCAACAGCTGATGAGATCTTAGTTGCTTACGCACACTTTGAAGGTACAGTAATTGAACCTAAAAGAAAGAAGATTGTAACCTCTTTTGGTTATATCCTAAAACTGTCTGGTTACAATATTAAGATTGAAGTTGTACCTAATAAGATTGTAGAAACTCCACAAGATGTAATAACTCAAGAGATAATTACTCCTGATGTACCAGAAGATCAAAACATAAACAATATCCCAGTATAATGGCAAACGAAACCGTACTACTAGTATCAGAACAACGTATGAAGCAGTGGACTTCATTAGACAACAATATTCGTATTGATGTACTTACACCTTCCATCCTAAATGCACAAGAGATCTATATCCAAGACACATTGGGTACTAACTTCTTTGATAGACTTAAAGCGGGTGTTAAAGCAAATGATCTTACTGCAGATGAATCTACATTTTTACGTGATTATGTAGGTCCTACGCTTATGCAATATGCTCTTTACTTATTATTACCTAACTTAAAGTATAAGATGGTTGAAAAAGGTATCTTAAATGGTACTTCTGAAGAGACGCAACCAACTACATTACAAGAGTTACAATACTTAAGAGAAAGTACTATTGAAACTGCACAATTTTATGATCAAAGAATGAAAGAATTCTTGATTCAAAATCCTAATATGTTCTTGGAGTGGTTAACATGGAATAACAATGGTATGCCAAGAAACCCACAGACATCATATTTTAGTGGATTACAATCACAAAGAGGTTATACAGGAATTAATAATATTTGGAATTATGATAACTACAGCCCGTTCTGCATGCCAGACTAAACTGCCTAATTTAGCTCTGACTACTAAAAGAACAGAGACTAATATTAAGCGATTAAAAATATACTTGAGTAATGAGACAAAAGATAGACCAAATACTAAATAGATACGTAAGCAGAAAGCTAATGGTCTTTGTTGTGGCTAGTTTCGGGCTCTTCTCTCAGACTTTAACCTCATCTGATTGGGTAATTATAGCAGGTATTTATATAGGCACACAGGGTGCTATAGACGCAATTGCTAAATTAAAAAACAACTAGACTAAAATTTATATATAATAATATATGGCTTTCGATACAGGAATTTCAAGTGCAGTAGCACAATACGTATACACCCAATCCAATGGAGCTGTAACCGAACCAATTGGTGGAAGTTACTTACAGGCTTATTGTGAATTCTTAGGTGTAACAGAACCACTTAATAACAGTTGGTTAATCGCTCTATGTAATCATTTTGGTATTACGGAACCACTAAATGGTTCCTGGACTATCGCGTTGGCCGATTATTATGGTATTACATACCCTACAGGAGGAACATGGTGGATGGCACTATCACAAGCAGCTATTCCATTACCAGCATTTATTTGGAATGAGAATACGGTTGTATGGGAATCAGAAGCAAGAACATGGTCATTAACTTAAAAAACAAACAAACAAATAATAAATTATGGCAACATTAACAGGAAACGCGATTAATACATCATATCAAGGTCTAATAAAATTTGATGATAATGGTGCAGTTGATCCAACCACATTAAAACAATTGACAGATGGAACTGGTGGGTCATTACCCATTCAAGTCTCTCAAATAGAAACTAAATTTCAATCACTAGTAGATTTTACAGGTGCGACTGTATCAGGTTTACCAGTTGCAGAAGCTGGTTTAGAAGTAGGTACAGGAACTAACTCATTAGTAAATGCAGTTGGTGGAGCATCTACTGCATCAGGACTAAATTCTTTAGCAATAGGAAATGCCTGTAATACCAATCAAGAAGCTGGAATAGCAATTGGGGATAGAGCATCCGCAACAGGTTATGGTAGTTTTGCCGCTGGATTATTTGCACAAGCCGCTGGATTTGGTGGATTTGCATTAGGGCAATACGCTGAATCATCCCAAGGTTACGGTGCTGCATTTGGACCATCTGCACGTGCGACTTCAGAGTCCGGGATAGCTTTTGGGCAGCAAACTCTAGCAACACACACGGGTGCAATTGCAATGGGGAGACAAGTTTCTACAATTAACGCAGATACTACTCACGTTAGAGCATTATATATTGTTGCACCTGATGGTGGAACTGGAGGTAATGGTATTACAATGTTATCACCAGACGGAACAGCGGGAGTAATCACTCTAACTAATGCTTCTGAATTAGCAGTTGACGGTACACCTATTGGTGGTGGTGGCGCTGCAGGATTAGAAAATGGTACTGGAACAAGTTCATTACAATCAGCAGCAGCATTAACTACTACTGCAGCTAACGCAAGCGCTGATCAAACAATTGCTATAGGCGATGGTGCGATAGCA